GGATTCACTACAGCTTGAAGCAAGAATTAAAGCTAATTAAAAAGATCATCGCAGACTATGCACCGGATGATTACAACTACGACCCTGATGTTGGCTCAAGAAAAGCTAAGAAGTCAGACTATAAGAATGTAGATGTCATCCCGGTATCCGATCCAAATGCTAGCACCATGGCGCAGAAGATCGTGCAGTACCAAGCAGCGTTACAGTTAGCCCAGAGCGCACCCCAGTTGTACAACATGCCATTGTTACATCGTCAGATGTTAGAGGTGTTGGGTATTAAGAACGCACAGAAACTATTACCTCTGCCCGAAGATCAACAGCCGCTTGATCCAGTAACTGAAAACCAAAATGTATTGATGATGAAGCCTGTGAAAGCTTTTGCTTATCAAGATCACCAAGCGCACATCGCTGTTCATATGTCTGCAATGCAGGACCCCAAGATTGCTCAGTTACTGCAGAACAACCCCATGGCTCAGCAACTACAAGCTTCGATGATGGCGCACATTAACGAGCACTTGGGCTTCCAGTACCGAGTTGAAATCCAGAACCAGTTGGGCTTTAGCTTGCCACCCCAGATGGATGAATCCGGCGAAGACGTACATATTGATCCGCAAACAGAAGCACGGTTGGCTCCGCTCTTGGCACAAGCTGCGCAAAGACTCTTGGCCCAAAACCAAGCGCAAACTGCACAAGCACAAGCCGCACAGCAAGCACAAGATCCGTTGTTCCAATTGCAGCAGCAAGAATTGCAGATCAAACAAGCCGAAGCGCAGCGTAAAGCCCAGAAAGATCAGGCAGATATCCAGCTTGCCCAACAGAAGTTACAGGTAGAAGCAGCGCTAAGAGAGAAGCAAATTCAAGTAGATGCAATGAAGTCCGCTGCTCAAACTATAGCATCAGAAAGAACTTCTAAAGCACAACGTAATCTTGACGCTCTTAAAACATTAGCCCAGCACCAACACGAGAAGCATACCCAGACTAAAGAGCATGTTCATAGTGGGTTACAAACCGCTGCTGAGTTAGAGGCAGAACAAAGCATGCATAAAGATACTATGCAAAACCAATCAAAAGGTGAACAAGAATGAGAGAGCTAGACTATTTGTTGGTGGAATATACAGAGCGTATACAGCTTTTAACGGGCGCGCTTACCCAAGGAAATTTGCCTTCGATTGAAGAATACAGATACGTATGCGGACAGTTACGAGGTCTTGAGGCTGCATGCGGTGTAATTAAAGACCTCAAAAAACGTTTGGAGAACTCGGACAATGAGTGAAGTTAATCTTTCATCAGCAGTAGATTTATCGGCTATTTTAAATAAGACAGTCGAGGAACGAGCAAAGCAATTACCAATTCCTTCTGGGTATCGCATTTTGTGTGCAATTCCTGAAGCAGAAAAGGAATTTGATAATGGACTTGCTAAAGCGGATGAAACTATTCGCAATGAAGAAATCTTATCCACCGTGCTTTTCGTCGTTCAATTAGGCCCGGATTGTTATAAAGATACAGCACGGTTTCCTACAGGACCTTGGTGTAAACAAGGAGATTTCATTCTTGTAAGACCTAATGCAGGTACCCGTTTGCTTATTCATGGCAGAGAATTCCGATTAATTAATGATGATTCCGTAGAAGCAGTGGTGCAAGATCCACGCGGTATCCAACGTAAATTTATGTGAGGCGGACATGGCTGATATTGAAAACCAAGAATTTAAATTCCCAGACGAAAACGAAACCCAGCAAACTGCTACTCCGGTAGAGGACAATTTTGAAATTGAAATTGAGGACGATGTACCTCCTGAAGATCGGAATCGTACTGCACCGGATCCAGAAAAAATCAAGCAGTTAGAAGTCGAAGTTGATGATCTGGATAAATATAGTAAGGAAGCAAAAGACAAGCTCATTAAAATGAAGCGAGTCTGGAATGATGAGCGTAGAGCCAAAGAAGCGGCCTTGCGTGAACAGCAAGCAGCAATTGAAGCAGCACAGCATTTGATTGAAGAGAATAAGCGGATTAAATCGATTCTTGCCCAAGGTGAGTCTGGATATAAAGAAGCAATCTCGCGCGCTGCAGAATTAGAATATACCGCTGCTAAAAAAGCGTATCGTCAAGCCCATGAAGCAGGGGATACGGACGCACTATTAGAAGCACAAGAAGCATTAAATAAAACCCAGCTTCAGTTAGAGCGTGTTAAAGGATTTAAATTACCCGCTTTACAAGAAGAACAATTTAATGTACAAACACAACAACAGATTCAATCAATACCCCAACCAGAACCTCGAGTAATGCGTTGGCAGCAAGAAAATCCTTGGTTTGGACAAGATCAGGAAATGACTGCAGCGGCGTTAGGATTACACGAGAAATTAAGGTCACAAGGTGTAGTGGTTGGATCAGAAGATTATTACGCAAAGTTAGACTCAACAATGCGTAAACGATTTAGCGATTATTTCGGCGATGATATTGACCCGGAAGAAATGGCAGAGCCCAGAGCGGACAAGCAAAAAGCTAAGCCAATAACGAACGTGGCCCCGGCTACTCGGTCGACAGCACCTAGAAAAGTCCGGCTAACGCAATCACAAGTAGCAGTTATTAAGAAACTTGGGATTACTCCTGAACAATATGTTCATGAATTTTTAAAAGTGGGAGCCTGACATGGCTGAAAACAAAGTAGCACGTGAAGTAACAACCCGTGAATTTACCGAGCGTCCTAAGCAGTGGATGCAGCCGGAACTTCTCCCTGAGCCCGACAAGCAGGCTGGGTTCGCGTATCGTTGGATTCGTATTTCAACGTTGAACAATTCTGACCCCCGTAACCTATCTGCAAAGATGCGTGAGGGCTGGGAACCAGTTCGACTTGAAGAACAACCCCAATTCAAACTGCTAGCTGATCCCAACAGTCGATATAAAGATAACGTTGAGATTGGCGGCTTGCTCCTTTGCAAGACTCCTATCGAGTTTGTTCAACAGCGTAATGAACATTACCGGAAACAGAGCGATATGCAGTCTCAAGCAGTGGATCAAACATTAATGCGTCAAAGCGACCCCCGTATGCCTCTGTTCAATGAGCGGAAGTCTACGACTAGCTTTGGTAAAGGTACTTAAATTTTAATTAGGAGTTAAACATGGCTGCATATCCTGTAGTTAGTAACCCCTACGGCTTCAAGCCGATTAACCGTATCGATGGCCTGCCCTATGCAGGTGCGTATCGTCAGTTGCCTATTGCTAGCACTTACAATACCCCCATCTATAATGGTGATCCGGTTGCGATCGTCGTTGGTGGTACCATTGCAAAATCTTCCACTTCTGGTTCTGAAGTAGTCTCGGCCACCATCGCTGGTGTGTTCGTTGGCTGTTCTTACACCAATTCGCAAGGCCAAACTGTATACGCACAGTACTACCCCGGTACTTCTGTGACGAATGCAATCGCCTATTTTGTTGATGACCCCATGGCTGCTTTCCGTGTGGCAGTTGCTTACGCTAACGGCGTAGTGACCACCGTGCAGAATAACGCTGTTGGTACAAACATGAGCTACTTTGCTGGTACAGGTTCTGCTACTTCTGGCGATTCTGGCGCATGGGTTACTGCCGCTAGCGGCAACAGCACTTCCACATTACCTTGGCGTGTTATCGCTGTGGTGCCTGATACAAACGTAACTTCGACAACATTCTGTGAAGTGATCGTTAAGATCAACACCCAGCAGTACAACAATGCTACTGGTATTACTCTCGTCTAAAGGAGCGTTTAAATGGCTATTTCACGCGCACAACTACTTAAAGAGTTGCTCCCGGGCCTGAACGCATTGTTCGGTCTTGAGTACGCCAAATATGGCGAAGAGCACAAAGAGATCTACGAAACCGAAACATCGGAACGTAGCTTTGAAGAAGAGACCAAACTTTCTGGTTTCAGTGCTGCTCCCGTTAAAAACGAGGGCGCACCCATTGCTTATGACAATGGTCAGGAAGCTTGGACTGCTCGATACAACCATGAAACAATCGCTCAGGGTTTCTCTCTGACCGAAGAAGCAATTGAAGATAACCTATATGACTCATTGTCTGCTCGTTATACTAAAGCGCTTGCACGTTCCATGGCTTACACCAAGCAAGTTAAGGCTGCAGCTATTCTGAACAATGGTTTCACTTCCGGCTACAACGGTGGTGATGGTGTGCCTTTGTTCTCCGCAAGCCACCCCTTGGTTTCTGGTGGCGTTAACAGCAACATCCCCTCCACACCTGCTGATTTGAACGAGACTTCCTTGGAAGCTGCTGTTATTCAGATCTCTTTGTGGACAGATGAGCGTAGCTTGCTGATCGCTGCTAAGCCCCGTAAGTTGATTGTTCCTCCCGCACTACAGTTCGTTGCAACTCGTTTGCTCGAAACAAAACTGCGCGTTGGTACAAACGACAACGACATCAATGCAATTGAGAACAACGGTTCGATTCCTGAAGGTTACACAATTAACCACTTCTTGACCGACACCAACGCATGGTTCTTGACCACTGATGTGCCTAACGGCTTGAAGCACTTCGTGCGTGTTCCTCTCCAGCAATCTATGGATGGCGATTTCGACACCGGTAACGTACGTTACAAGGCTCGTGAGCGTTATTCTTTCGGCTGGTCTGATCCGCTCGGTATGTTTGGTTCCGCTGGAGCCTAAGCAGTTAAAGGGGCCTTCGGGCCCCTTTTTATTTATATTGCAATTACTTGTGATTGATGTAATATGTAGCCATCTGGGAAATTCGGTTAGCTAAACTGCCCCAGCAGATGCGTACACTATTGGCTAACATAACTTTGTACGAAGGAAATTATCATGGCACGTTCAACTACCGTATCGGTATGGCGTTCACAGGGTGGCGATCAAACTCGCACCGCAACACCCGGCTCAATGGGCATGTATGCTACATTTTATATTGCTAACGTTGCCGCTTCTGGCAATGTCATTCCTAATGCTAGTTTACCTAATAATCAAGTTATTCTTCCTGCCAATGCAGTGGTGACTTCAGTTACAGTTACTTCTACAGGTACTGGAAACATCAACATGGGATTCACACCCCTGTCCGCAATTGGCCCCGGCCAAAACACTACTCTGGGTACCCCCGTTCCTACAGGTTTGTTAGCTAATGCTTCTTCAGCTACCCGCACAGCGTTTGTTGTTGGCGGTGCTAACACAGGTGCATCTTTGGGTAACGTAGCTAATGCTACTAACATCGTAGTAGTTACTTCTGCTGCTAACGGTACTGCTTCTGGTTCCGTTTCTGGCTATATCCACTACTTCGTTTCTGACAACGGCACACAACAAAACTGAAATAGAGACTAGCTATTATGGCTAAGAAACAAGGGCCTAGTCTGGCTATTGGAAAGGGCGAGAAGCTACCGGTCTCAAAAGGAGCGGGGTTGACTGCAAAGGGGCGTGCTAAATACAACGCGGCAACAGGGAGCAATTTAAAAGCTCCCGCCCCACACCCAAAGTCAGAGAAAGATGCAGCTAGACGTAAATCGTTTTGTGCACGTATGTCAGGAATGCCGGGACCAATGAAAGACGAGAAGGGCCGACCAACTAGGAAAGCTGCTTCACTTAAGCGATGGAACTGTAAATGAGCGCACCAGAACTTCAGATCAATGATCCAGAAATTGTCACTCACCGCGAACTAGCTACCCATGCTAACGACATTATGCATCTTCAAGCTGATATGGATAAATTAGTTAGCGATTTTGAAGAAATGAAGCAGTCGGTGCAGCGAATTGAACGCATGCTAGCTGAAGAGCATGCAAAAGATAGAACTATCAGTAAAGTAGTTACTATTATTTCTGGATTGGTTGGGGGTTTGATTGTGTGGGGTTTAGATAGGTTGGTTAGATAATGCCTAGTACATCTGCAAAACAGCACCGCTTCATGGAAGCAATCGCGCATAACAAAGAATTTGCAAAGAAAGCAGGAGTTCCACAGTCTGTCGGAAAGGATTTTTCTGCCGCAGATAAAGGTAAGAAGTTTGCTATAGGCGGTGTAACCCGGGGCGGAAAGGGTATGATTAACCGTCAGGAAACGCGGTGGGGTAGCGTTATGGGTGCTTCAAAAGGCGCACCAGACGTTAATTTAAACAAATTTGAAGGTAAAAAGGAAGGTGGGCTCATGAAAAAGATGGCTAAAGAAGGTATGGAAATGAAGATGGCTAAAGACGGTATGGGTATGGCTAAAGGTGGTAAAGCCAAAGTCAAAAAGATGGCCGCAGGCGGCATGACTAGCATGGGCAAAGTAACTGCTGGTGGTAAGCGTGCTCATGGGGAACATTCTATTCAAGCTAAAGGCCATACCAAAGGCAAGAATATTGCAATGAAGCACGGCGGTAAGTGCTAAAACAGCATGAGAGCTTCTCGCGGGATGGGCGATATTAGCCCATCCAAAATGCCTAAAAAGAAGGTTATTCAACGCAAGGATGACCCGAATGCTGTCGACCAGTATAAAAAAGGCGGCGAAGTTTGGGATAAAGCACGACCAAAAGATTTAGGGAAACCTAAAAAGCTAAGTTCGGATAAGAAAGCGAAAGCCAAAGCAATGGCTAAAGCCGCAGGCAGACCATATCCAAACCTAGTCGACAATATGCGGGCGGCGCGGAGTAAAAAATGAGTACAACCGGGTTAACATCGTTTAACCTTGATATGAATGATCTTATCGAGGAAGCGTTTGAGCGTTGCGGAAAGCAGCTAAGATCCGGCTATGATTTTCGTACAGCCCGCCGTTCCATTAATTTAATTACAATCGAGTGGGCAAACAAAGGGATCAACTTATGGACAGTTGATCAAGGACAGATTGTAATGAATACAGGCCAAGCGATTTATCCGCTTCCTGTAGATACCATTGACTTGCTTGATACGGTAGTGCGCCAATATAACGGGCAGCAAACCAACCAGATTGATATTAATATCAATCGAATCAGCGAAAGCACATACTTAACAATACCGAATAAAAATGCATTAGGGCGGCCTATTCAGGTCTATGTTAGTCGCCAATCTGGTAATGTAGCAACAATCCCCCAAACAACGTTAGCCGCTGGTATTAGCGCTACGGATACAACGATTACGTTAACATCTACAGTAGGCATTCCCACTACTGGATTTATCAATATCGATAACGAAACAATCAGCTATCAGAACATTGTTGGCAATCAGATTATCAATGCATGGCGTGCTCAAAACAATACAACAGCGGCAGCACATAATTCTGGTGCAAATGTTTATGTAAATTATCTACCATCAATTAATGTATGGCCTACCCCTAATCCACCGGGGGATCAATATACGTTTGTATATTATAGAATGCGCCGTATGCAGGATGCAGGAGATGGTGTTAATACCCAAGATATACCGTTTAGATTCATTCCCGCACTTGCTGCGGCACTTGCGTATCATTTAAGTATAAAGTTGGAAGGTGTTGATCCGCAAAGAATTCTTGGCTTAAAAGCCGCGTATGATGAAGTTTATCAGCAGGCCGCAGACGAAGATCGCGAAAAAGCAGCGGTTCGTATCGTGCCACGTAATATGTTTTATTATAGATAATCATGCCAAATAAGTATGCTTCTGGTAAGTATGCGATTGCGGAATGTGATCGGTGCGCGCAGCGGTATAAGCTTAGTGAATTAAGGACTCAAACACTTAAAACTAAACCATATCGTGTTAAAGTATGTAAAACATGCTGGGACCCTGATCAACCACAGTTGCAACTTGGTTTATATCCCGTGCAAGATCCACAAGCGGTATATGAACCTAGGCCTGATGTAAGTTATCAAGTATCTGGACAAAGTGGTGTACGTACGAATATATATGATCCAAACGTTAATAACGTAGATGACTTTGGGTACCCAGAAACAGGTAGTAGAATTTTTCAATGGGGCTGGAACCCAGTAGGTGGTGCGAGAGGATCAGATACCGGGCTAACCCCAAATAATTTGATCTGTGTTACACAAGTGGGTACAGTATCTATTTCAACGACTTAGAGGTATAAAATGGCTAAAGATAAAGCAGATATGAAAGAAGATCGTAAGATGATGAAGGAAGATGAAGCCGAAGATAAGAAGCTTATCAAGAAGGCTTTCAAGATGCACGATAAGCAAGAGCATAAAGGTGGTAAAGGTACTAGCTTAGCTAAGCTTGCTAAAGGCGGCGTTACTTCAGAATCTATGAAATCGTATGGGCGTAATGTTGCTCGTGTTATGAATCAGCGTGGTGGTTCTTCTAGAGGTCGCTAACATGGCTAAAAACAACAAGCCCGCCAGTGCGTATACTGGATTTGCTTATCCTTCCGATGCACCGAATCCAATTGGGGTATACAAACAACCCATGGAAAACATGCACTCTGCACCGGATACAGTGATTGAGCTTTCTGGCAACCCCATGACCGAATTTAATAGCGCATTAGGTACTGTGAACAAAGGTATCTATAAGCCTGAAAATCCCCAAGGTGTAGGTGAAATGCGCGGATATGGTGCAGCCACTAAAGGCCGTAAGATTAGCGGTAAGATGGGCTAAAAGCTGAGTAAAATCAATGAATTACGAAACGTTATATAATACGATCCAAGCTTACGCCGAAAATACAGAAGCGCTTTTTGTAGCGAATATCCCTGTTTTTGTGCAAGAAGCTGAGGATCGTATATATAACTCGGTTCAGCTTTCATCGCTTAGAAAAAACGTAACAGGTAACACTAGTACCGGGAATGCATATCTTGCACTGCCAAATGACTACTTATCTACGTTTTCTATCGCTGTTATTGATGGTAATGGCAATTATAGCTATTTGCTAAATAAAGACGTTAACTATATTAGGGAAGCGTATCCTAATCCTATGTCTACCGGCGTGCCTAAGTATTACGCGTTATTTGGCCCACAATATTCTAACGTTAACGAATTAGCCTGCATATTAGGTCCTACTCCAGACCAGAACTATCCGCTAGAGTTACATTACTTCTATTATCCGCCTACGATTGTACAAGGGCAGATTACAACGATTTCAATCACTAACGCAGGTACGGGGTATACGAATGGGGTGTACATTAACGTTCCTTTCACTGGCGGTACAGGTGCTAACGCTAGCGGCGATATTGTTGTTGTGGGTGGAGTAATTGTTTCAGTAACGCTGAAGTTTGGCGGTAATTTTTATGTAGTGAATGATCACTTATCTTGTTCAGCGCTAGGTGGTACAGGTACGAATTTTGTAATGACTGTAACAGGAGTCTCTAATGCAGATGGTACTAGTTGGCTTGGCGATAATTACGACCCTGTGCTTTTTTATGGAGCTATGAGAGAAGCAATGCTCTTTATGAAGGGTGAGCAAGATTTGGTTGGGTACTATGAGCAGAAGTACCAAGAAGCATTACAACAGCTTACTCGTTTGGGCACAGGTCTTGAG